AGTTTCAAATTCTGCAAGATATGATTTTCTCCATCGTCCGAAAAGTTCAAGCTCTGACGTGTTATTCAGGTGATTACAGTCATAATCATCTTTATTCCAGTTTTTACAGTATTTAATTTTTGCGCTTGAACAATAATATTTAGTTGCATCCATAAAATTCTTTTTGGGCGCTTGTGTTGCAAGCCAGCTTTCAAAATAATGCTCATCGTATGTTTTACCCCACTGTCTTATAGTGAGCAGTTTATTATTTTTCTGAATCAGAAATGCTATATCATTTTTTAAAACACCTTCTATCAATTCCTTAGTTGTTCCGCCGTCAAAATAAAAACCGACATCAGCGCAATATGAAAGGTAATCGTCTGTTTCTGTTAAATCCCATACGCCTTCAATGTACTGTATATTTTCATTTTGTGCGAGTGCTTCAATAATTATTTCACCGATAGAGCAATCTGTCTTGCCGGTTACGTTCATGTATTCCGCTTCAATGACTTCTCCGTCACCGTCTACACTTGTTACTCTGATAACTCCGGTTGTCGGATTAAAAGAGTGTGTCAGGGAATTTCCATCTCTGTCGAAAACTCCCTGCACACTTGTAATATGAGATTTATCAAGAGCAATATAGTCAATCCATTTCGCCGGGCTTGCTGTGTCTTTATCAACTTCAATAGGTTCGATGCCATATAATGTGCCCCATCCAACAGGAATATTTTCGTTTAGATTTGAATCTGAAATATTTGGAAACTCATCCCTCGTAAATTTCCTGCAATATTCCTTATTCATAAGATAAAATTGGTCTACTGCTGTTATTTGTATTTTCTTAAAATCAACTTTTATGTCCTGAACTATTCCAAACCGTATCTGATTAAACTCGTCAATAGTTTGTGCGTTTGTGCTTGTCTTTGAAATTTGCAATGGTGTGTTAAAATAATTCAATATATCAACCCCGTCAAAAAAACCGTCGCTATTATCTATATTGATATTGAACGAATTATATACATTAACGCCCGATATAGCGTCAGATATTGCGTTCTTCAAAGAAGGAATTTCCAAGCGCGGAATAGCACGAACATTGCCATAATATATATCTGATAGATTGTCTTCATTACGTGGAGCTGTTGAAAAAGTTGAAAGCGGATTACCATATACAGAAGCGTAAGCCGTGAAATATTGCCACGGGTTTTTGTCTATGTTCATATAACAGATATTATTCAAAACATCAACATAAAAACTGTTTTCAATTACCTCTAAATTTGATTCAAGAAAAACCTCCGTGAGGAATTTATCCATATAGACTTGAACACCTGTTCCGACAACGTTATCAAAATAACCGCCCCATGCAATCCAGTAATTTGATGGGTCTGTTATTAGCGGTGCAACAGAAAACGAGAATATGTTTTTCTGTCTTGAGAAGTTATTCGGCGCTATGGCAACGGTAGGCGACCATTTATTACTCTGAAATAATTCTGCGATGTATTTTACATTTTGACGAAGAGGTGAACTCATTAAAACCTCTCTTCAAAATTGAATTTATAAGAGTATAAAAACTTATAACTGCTTGATTGTAATAATGACAATGGCTTATCTGTTGCCGCATAAAAATGTAGCATTGTATCCGGTACCTTATGCTGTTCATCGTCGAGCAATAAAAAATAAGGGAATGACCTTTGAATCTGCGTCTGATATGCGGTCTCTAAATCGTTGTAAATTTCTTGAGTGAACTTGTATCTTATGTCGGCAACAAAACGCCTGCCGTAATAACCGCCCGCACCGGGTATGGTTTGACCTGATAATGTTTCCCTGCTTTCTGTTGTTGTATAAAATCCTATTTCTTTAGATGGTGCTGTTCCTAAAGTTCTGTATTCGCCTATTCCGACACGGCCTATGTAATTGCCGTTGTGTGTAATAGTATATGTATCTGATTCCATTTCAGTTAATAAATAAAGCCCGTTGTTATATTTCCGTGTAATGTCAGTTCTTACTGGTAACGTTATTATCTGCGGTGTTGTTATTCCGTCATCAATCGTAATCTCCGTTGCGTCTGTGTAGCCTATACCGATACAATTAACAGTTTCGGCATCGTCAAAAGTTGCTGTAAATGTAACCGATGCATTATATCTGTCAGCCAACGCCGGTGATTTAATTTCTGCCGGCACTCCTGACGCAAATTGCATTTTGTCGTTTATAAGTATCCTCATTAGTTCGCAAACACTCCGCGCCCGATGTTATTATTAGTAACTGATATTTCTCCTGTATTTATTCCCTTTTGCACTATACTGAATAATTCAGCTTCACCGATTTTTATTGATACATTTGTAACACCTGTTGCACTTTCTCCGCGTGGTGTTACTGTAACTGTCTCGCCTGCTTGAGCTTTTACCGGTGCGCCGTCATTTCTATTTTGCCTAATATCTGGCACTTCGTAAGATGTTAAACCGGTTTGTGCTGAAATTGGTGTTGATAAAATAGCCGCTTGTTTTGCAAGACCTGCACCGAGAACAACACCCGCCATTGGTATCCTGAGCCATGTCGGATAAATTGTCGGATCTCTTAAGACCTGAGTAAACGCCAAATATGAGTTAATTCCCGCTTCTGCTGCTGATAATATCTTGATTGTCATTGCAAGAGCTTTTGAGCTTTTGCCCGCGTTTGCCATTGCTGTTTGTAAATCTGTAAACATTGAAACTGCGTTTGATGCCATAGACTTTCCGAATGTTGCAAAATTTTTAATATCATTCTGTTCTTTTTTTGCAACCGCTGTTGAAAGTGCGTCCATTGCCTGTATTTTCTGGTCAAAAGTTAATTTGTCATTTTCGGCAATAAGCGCTGTTTGTTGCGCTTGCCATGCCGCCAACTCTTCACCGTTTATTTTTTCAAGTTCAAGTTTCTTTGTAAAAAAATCTTCTGCCATTTTTTGACGGTTTTCATAATGGAGTAGTTCCATGTTCTGCATCACATTTAAACGCTCTTGGAATATCTGCTCTTCTGATTTTTTAGTACCGATTCCTGCGCCCTTTGGAGCTTTCTCTGCTGTTTTTTCTTTTGCTGCTGCCACAACTAAACCGCGCTGTCTCCATGATTCAAGCTCATTTTTGTTTGCTTGCGACATTATTTTATACTGCTGTATTATATTTTCTAAATTACTGACTTGTTCGTCCGTGAGTTTGACATGCCCTTTTACATATTCAGAATATATACCGGCCGCACCATTTACATCACCATATTTTTTTAATATATCCGAAACTTTAGCAGATACGCCGGTTGATGAGGCTTCCCACATTCTGACTTCGTTTAGAATCTCGTCAACTTTTGCTTCTCCTATTTGCTCACCGATTGTTTCAACCGTGTCTGCTGTTCCGTTTAACATATTTGCAACATCTTTGATTATAGAGCCTGTCATTGTTATACTGTCTGGCCCGTTATTCATTGCTCCCATTTTATCAAGAAGTGCGCTGAATATTGTTATTAAATCACTTGCCGGCCCTGCCATTTCCTTGCCAAGTGCCACCGCTGTTCTGTCTAATTGGTCATTAAAGTTTGACCATCTACCGGCGAGCGTCTGGCTTTGTGCGTCCATAAGTCCTGCGAATTTTCCGCCTTCACTTGTCAGGTTTTTAAATACTTGGTCTATTTCCTTAAAACCTATTTTTCCCTGCTCTGCAAACTTTTTAACTTCTGATGTTGATACACCTAAAACTTTTGCGAGTTCGTCGTATATCGGAACGCCTCTGTTTGCGAATTGCATGAGGTCTTGAGTCATTGCACGGCCTTGTGTTTTTATCTGGCCGAAAAGATAAATCATGTCGCCTATCGGTTGAGATAGTCCGGCTGAAACATCACCGAGCTTTCTTAAATTAGGAATAACCTCTTCCGCTGAAAACCCGAAAGCAATCATCCGCTTTGTTGCATCTGTTAATTCATTAAACTGAAAAGGTGTTGATGCTGCAAAGTCCTGAAGGTCTGCAAGCAGCGAGCTTGCTTTTTCTGTTGAGCCAAGCATTGTTGTTAATGCAACTTGTTGTTGTTCCATGTTTGCGGCGGCAGTTAAAGATGCTCGTCCTATATCAATTATTTTATTAGCTACCTGATAAGCTCCGAACCCTATACCGAGCGCACCGAGTGAAGATAACATACCTGAAAATGAACTCTGAACTTTTGGTGCATAGCCTTGTATGTCGCTCATTCGTGTTTTTAATTTATCAAGCGCCGGAGACATTGGGTCAATCCCTTTTGAAATAAGCGTCTGAATTTGCGTCTGGAGTTTTTTATACTCTGCAGCAAGCGCCGCCGATTTGCCCTGAGTCGCTGTCATTGCAACAGTGGATAGTTTATTTTTCTCGATGTATTTATCTATCTGATTAGATAGAGCTTTGTATTCTTTTGAATTTACATCGTTAACTTTTTGCAGTTTTTCAGATGTTCCGATTAGACTTTTAAAATCCGCTTCAGCTTGTGCAAAGTCTGATTTTATCTTTAAACTTATATCAGCCATTGTTTATTTTTGCCTCCGCTTTTCTTTGTTGCTTTTCTATTAAAAAATTTTCAACGTGTTTAAAAGTCTTTTCCATCTGTTTTAAAAAGTTTAACAACCATTGCCGTTCACTTCCCCACCCTGAACCGTGAGGTAAACCGAAATAGTGATAATTATCCCAGATGTCGAAATAGTATCTGAATTCTATTCCGCTTATTGCTTCACATCTGACTGGCTTTCCGGTTTCACTATCATTATAAAAAAAGTTATTACCGGAAACGGCTTTCTTGATTTCTCGTTGTATTATAAAGCCGCCCGGCAACTCCTCTGCTTTATCCCAAAAAACATCACTGTAATCATCGGTGTCAAAATATCCGAGTAATAACAGCTTGAATAAAGTTGTCAGGCTTTCTACTCCCCCGCTGTTAAATCCTCATCTGCCGGGAAAAGATAAGCTCTGATTTCTGTAAACAGTTCTTTCAGTAATGGATTATTAGCCGTTGCTAACTCTGTGCCGGTTTTAATTTTATCCTCACCGATTTCAAGATTAGAAACTTTAGAAACAAAAGTTGACACAAGCATATTGTCATTATATACAAGCTGCATCGTGCCTGATGAATCAAACTTAAAGCCTTTATAATTCTGCTCTTCACTTGTTGCGGGTATGCGGGAAAACTCAATTACTACCTGTTCATTAGATGGTAATTTTTTGTTGTCGTTCCATTCAGGAATAAACCTTTTGTCAATTTTTATAGCTCTTAATTTCATCTTGATAAATCTCCTTATATTTTTATACTGAAGCTGTTGGAACTGTTCTTAAGTACAGACTTGCCGGGCCCTGCCCCTTAGTCCATCCATAGTCACCTTTAAAAGCGTCTTTGAGTGCGACGTTATTAGATACACTATTTAGTATTGCTGGAGTTATAAGCCAGTTTTCAACCTTGCCGTCTACACCTGCATTTTTGCTGTTGAGTAATATCATGAGTAACAGGTCGTTATCATTCTGTGCGGTTAGCGAGTATGTGCCCTCTCCATCGTCTTCTATGATGTCATAAAATTTAACGAGGAAATCTTTTGTTACAGGCACAAGCTCGTCTGTATCCTCATCAAACCTGAGAAAAGTATTTATTGAGCCTGAAAGATTTGTGAATCCGTCAGGGATGTTTGACATATACGGTGCATCGCATGAATCTGTAACATCTATAACACCCATCTCGCCGGAAATCTCAACGTCAACTTTGCATACCTCTGTAAGTGTAAGAGGATAAACACTGTCACCGCTTGCAAGTGTTATTGCGTCGCCTGCGCCTTCCGGTGTTTTAAAAATTGAACCGACTTTTAAATCGGGAAGTGCTGATGCCGCCCCGAATGTGCAAATCTTATACCACGAATTGGCAGTAAGTGCGCCGGAAGAAACGAGAGTTCCCTTTACTGCGTTATAAAGTATTGAATCACTTCCTTTGTGTTTTATTGACATTATTCTTCTCCTTTAATTTCTATATTGCCAGATAACAAACTGTTATCTATATTTTCAATTTCAACTTTTGCAGATGTTTTTTTTTCAGGTTGCTTTTTTACATTTTTAACAACGGTATAAACATCAGGTGTATTTAATTTTTCTTCATTGCGTTTACCGCAAAAAGATGTCCGCTTGCCGTCCTGTATAATTACTTTAGTCATATAACCTCCGTTAGTCGCATGAATCTAAGGGCTCTGAAAATGTAATTGCAAAATAAATATATACTGATAAATTCTGCATTATATCCATGCTTTCAATTTCTATGTTTTCAAGAATTGTCATTCCAATATTTTCAGGGTCATAAGCTATCATATAATCTGTAATAACTTCCTGATATTTTAATGAGTCCTCATAAGACGTTCTATATAATTGTGCTTGAAAATATAATGATAATCTGTTTTCTGTTGCTGATTTCTGTACTGAATTATCGTAAATAAATAATGAAAGTTTTTTACTGTCACGACTTCCGCCGATTTGTATTTCTTCAAAAGCTGTAACGCCTTCTGCTGTCAGTAATGCCGGTAAGTCGGTCTGTAAATCAAGAGCAAGCGTTGTTATAATGTCGTGTAATTTATTCATATCTTTTTCATTTCTTTATCTAAAAATTTGCTGTCGAACTCGTTTAAGATTCTCTGTAAGTCTGATTGCATTATGCCTTTTAATCTTCCTCTGATTATATTTCTCGCCGGTTCTTTTTTCCCGCCTCTTAATCTACGACCACGCTCAAATAAATTAACCGGATAACTTGATATAGAAACTTGATCTGCTCTTCTGTTTATTGAATATCCGACCGTGCGCCGTCCGCGTTTATCATCGGGATAGGCCCTTAAATCTAATGATTGCCCTGATAAAAGTTTTGTCTTTAAATTGTCTTTTCCCTCTTTACCTATATAGCCGAGCATTTGCGCCCTGATTTGCGGAAACATCTCTGCGAGTTTACGCATAAAATCAAATTGCATATTATCATATTCAAAAATTAAACGAGCCATAGCACTTGCGCCCCTTGTTCGTCTCGTTCAACTTCCTGAATGGTGTACATCTTGTCACGATATGAAAGATATAATTGCACATTTTCGTATAAATCAAAAGTTATAATTTCTGAGACAACAAATCGCGCACCGTCTTTTTTCTGCTGTACGCCTGTGGTATTTTTATTGCCTCTGAAATTATTTTCGTCAAACACGCCTGACAAAGTTACATCCGCACCGGACGGGTCAAAGATTGCGGTTTCAGTGAATACACCGTTTTCTCCGAGCTGTTCGGTTAGATGTAACTTGTATATGTCAAGTGCGCTTGATGTCATCTGTTAAGACTCCGAAAATGTTCCCGTTGAGCGTGCTGTTCTGTTAATATTACCCGGAACGAATGCCACCCTTGTTTGAGACCTGATAAGTTCAGTTACGGGGTCTTTTGTGTTGAAAGAGTCGAACACTATTTCACCGACCGTTCTTACTGCTTTTCCGTTGCCGTCGAGCACATCAACTCCCCTAAATACACGGTATCTGTCATCACCGATAGAGAAAATTATTGCTTCATCTTCCGGCATATAATCTGATGCTGTTGCGCCGACATATGCAACATATTTATATCGAGGCTCAAAAGCACAAATGCTTACAGGTGCAATTTCTCCCGGTACAAGATAGTTTGCCATGAGTTTCAAGCCCTGAGTGTTGAAAAGTTCAGGAGGCAGAATGTCTCTTGTCAGGATTATGTTTGCCTGATTAGATTTCATGTACTCAATAACGGTTGTGTCAGTTGAAAATTTTTCAAGCCACTTGCGGCCGAGTATAACACACATGTTGTCATAACTTCCGCCGTATGCACGGTAAGCGTCAATAAGCTCTTTGAGTGCTTCGTTTATGTCTGCACCAGCAGCGGTGAAATCATAAGTAATTGACAGTGACGCGTCACGACCATAATCAATTTTAATTCCGATGTCTTTTCCGCCGATTCCGAGCGGTGCAAATATACCAGTCCTGATTGTATCAAGAGCCATTTTCCAGCGTGTTACTGTGTGCGCTGAAACGTGCTGATTGATTATGTTCTGAACCATTTTGGCATGCTTAGAAGAAAAAGAGCCTGTTGATTCTATGCCTGCGACTACTGCATCCCTGAGAGCCTCGCTTATCGGTGTTTTTTCCGATGCGTGAGGCACTTCGTAAATTGTTCCGCTACCGGATGAATATTTTCTTACGTGTGACTCTTCATCCGGATGCCTGAAAGCTACGGCCTCAGGATTAACGATAAGCTGGTCAAGTGCAAAATTTGCGCTCGTATCCATATCGTCAATGTCAAAAAGAAATTGGTCGATTCCTTTTTTGCCGCCAAGCAACATATTGCCGGTTTCTTCGTAGAGCTTTTTTAGTGTTCTGGTAAATTTATCCAATGTATCTGCCATTGTATTCTATTCCTCCCTTATTTCTTTTTGATATAGAAGCCGTTTGCACCGGCTGCTGCTATGTAATCTTCATCGATTGTAAGTGCTGCCCCTGAATCATTTACAAATCCGTCCTGAAAAACCTGCCCGCCTTTTATAACCGCATCGTAACCGGCCGCACTTAGCACCCTGCTTGTTGCTTGTGGATTACCGAGATAAATCGCTGCAAGCTCTGAACCTGTCGCGCTGTATTCGTAGTAATCTGATGCCGCTGTATATTTAAGAGGCATACCCCTGTAATATGTATCAGCCTTCAGATATACCTGGTCTGTCTGGATTTGTCCGCATATAAGATTTTCTGTTGCGTAAGTTGTCGCCATTATTTTTTACCCCCTTTGTTTTCAAATGCCTTGTTTAGCTTTTCGTCAAAATCATCAACCTGAGCCACTACTGCCGGAGCTTGGTCTTGCGGTGTTTGTGCTGAATCAATTCTGATGTTTGCGAATACTGATTCTTTTTTTTCGGCTCTGATTTCTCTTTGCCTCATAAGTTCCTGTTTCGCAAACTCGCCCTCATCAATATTGTTTTCGATTGCCTCAATAGTTGAATCGGGAAGTTTTATGCCAGACAGTTCAAGAATGTTTGCTATTCTTTTTCTGTCGTTTGCAAATTTTGCTTGCACTGAATCTATCCCTTTTTGCTCTGCGGACTGGAGGGCTTTGTTATATTCCGCTTCGGCTTCAGGATTAGATTTCAAAAATTCCTGTAAGTTCATTTGTTCCTCCGTTATATTATTTTCTTTTACCGGTTTTTCAACTGGTGTTAAATCCTGTAATAGTGCTGCTGCTTTGTTTTTATTTCTTGCTATTCTCTCAACATCTCTTGACATTCTGTTTTGACATTCTAATATTTTTAATTGAGCTTTTTTCTTTTTTTCCGGATCTCCGCATTTTGCAAGCTCTGAATCGGTGAACATTATTTCCTGTTTTTTCTCTTCGTCCGGAATGTTTATTTCATCTGCTGAATCTATTACATTGTCAATTATACCGGCATTAGTTAAAGCCTCCCACCCGATGAGCCATATCTCATTTTTCATTTCTGATAAAATTTCTTCTTTTGACTTTTGCATTCTTGTAGAATATGCTTCTGCTAAAACATTATCCATGGCGCGGGCTATGTCGGCTTCACGCTGTATTTCATCCGCGTCACCTATGCCGATTGCTTGCGCTCTGTGAGCCATAAATATTGAATTTTTAAATGCTGAAATTTTATCACCGGACATTATAATATAACTCATTGCGCTTGCGGCCATGCCGTTTATTACAAATTCTATTTCTCCATTATATGTTGAAAAAATATTGAATATTTCAAAAGCATCTATAACAAAACCGCCGGGGCTATTTACTATTATCTGCCATTTCTCTTTTGATGCTCCGTTCATCTGTGCGCGTATATCATCTGCTGTTATATCTAATCCGACTATACCGGATAAATACATGGTTTTCATTCTTCAACCTCCTGTTCATCTTCTATGTCAATTTCGCTTGTTGTCTTTTTTTCAATGTCCTGCTGTAATGCTTGTGCCTGTTTTTCGGGTGACATTTTTTGAAACTCTTCCATTTGCTGTTGCCATTCCTCGATTTGGTCATCCCATTCTCTACTTCCGTATTGTGCAGCCGCGTCCGCTGGTGTGATAAATGCGTTGTCTTTTGCTGTAACAAGTGCGCCGACTTCTTGCGCCGGATTTATATGTCCGGGAACAGGGCCAAGCCATACACCGGCAAGTGTTGCCTCCTGTATTATGGGGTCTGTGAAAAATTTCGGATTAGGCATCTCAATTAGATTTTCCATAAACAGCCATTTTGCTATTTCACGAATTACGGGTTTGTTTACATTGCGGATAAAGTTAAATCTTTTCTGTGTATATGATTTTACAAAGTCATTTAAAGCGCCTTTGTGTGCTGTGAAACTTGTTGAATATTTACTCATTACAACTTCAGGAGGTGTATCTGTTGCCATGCCAACACAATCAATATATGCAGTTTGCAGTTTGTCAAAATTATTTGACGGTGTTTTTAAATCTGCAAATTGAAAATCACCTTTGCTGTCGAGTTGCATTATCGCACCGGTCGGCATGCTTGCTGTGTTTGTAAGTGTCGATAAACCGCTTGACGGATTTGCGCTGATGCCGTCTATCCCGCGCGCTTCCTGAGCTATCCTTAGAGCCTGTTCCCGCGTGTCTGTTTGATCTGACTTTGAGAATCCGAGCATTGTAGATTCCATGACAGCACGGGCGAGCGTTGCATCCCACCAACGATCATTATTCTTTGCAGCGGCTATGATTCTATAACTTAATGGCATCCCTCTTAATTGGCGCGCCATTTTCTTGTCAAAAAATTGGATTGCGTTCTGGTCGCCGTTTTCGTCTCTGAAATATATATGAGATTGCTCTGTATCGTTTAAAACAAAACCTTTGCGTCTTAAAAATTTATCATGTATAATTCCGAGAGTTATCAGTTCTGTGCCTTTCGGCGTTGCCTGAAAATTTATTTGATCTCCACCGATTTCTATTAGGTCAAACGGCATATTTTCATCTGGTGTTTCGCGGTCAAAAAGTAAAATGCTGTCACCCATAATCAGGCTTGTGCAAAAAAGTGTAGCCTGTTTTTCATAATAATTTAGCATCAAAAAAGCATAATGAACGAGCTTCTGAAATCTCATTCCCCAATCTTTTGCTTTTTCTTTTGTGATGCCGAGTGTCTGCCAGTCGGGCTGACTGCGATATACAAGACCGTTTCCGATCGCATAAGCTGTCTGTTTATTTATCGCCGCAGTGACAGGCGGGTGTGTGTGATATAATGTTGTCGCTCTCTGGCATAATATATCATAGCTTAATTTTAGTATCTCGTTTGGGTCTGTTCCGAAATAATTCCACGTATCTAAGTCGCCGGGGATTTTGTCACCTGTCAATTGTGCATGGTTTGTAATGTTCTGAAGTTTGCCGTTGTTAATTATCATTATTGACATATAATTACCACATCGGACGCATCCTATAACCGCTATTGCCTCTGATTGCTGCTAGTTTGCGATACAGCTTGTCCCGCTCTTCAGATAGCATCTTATAATCTGCCATTGTAACCGTTCTGGATGTGCCCGCTCCGGTTGCTGATGTTATTGTATATTCCTGACCGCCCTTGCGTATATGTTCAAGTGCTGTATTTATGGAGGCTATTTCGGCTAATATTTCGGCTTCAGTCATTTAGTTTTTTATTCCTTTATAAGTTTAAAAAATTCTTAAATACTGTATAAATTTCTGCAATTATAATATATATATGATAATTTGTCAACACTTTTTTATATGTGAAAATTAAAATTTATCGCTGTTAATTTCAAAATAAAACTTTCCGCCGAAAGGTTTTTCGGGTGTTATATCGAAATAATTAGCAATATTTAATAAATATTCTTTTCTCTTTTTTGATTTTTCTGTTTTTGGGTTTTTGGGAAGTTTTGCTAACCTTAAATGTAATTTGCCAAGCCATATATTTCTAAAATCTTCAATATTTAAAGCGCGTTTGTAGTGATTTATCAATTTTTGGCATGGTAATAAATTTTCAATATTTTGTATTTTTTCAGATGGTATATAAACCTCTAATTTTTGCGGTATTTTATGGTCTATTTGCCAATCATTCTCCAGCGGTTTTCCGCAATATGCACACAATCCTTTGTATTTATTATAGACTTCTTTTCTATTTATTTTCATCTTATTACCTCTGTTTTAAAAACATCCTGCATTTCTCGTTATCCCACCCTTCAGGGTAATTGTCTTTATTTTTGCAGAAATCTAATATTTCTCTTTGTTCTTTATTTTGGTCTCTTTCATTATATCGTTCTGCCAATTTTACGCATGCCAACGGATTCTGTGTGTTCCTGTAATTACAGTCTGCAAGCATAAAGGCAAGCTCCGAGTCATAATTCTTCCTGTCCGGTGCGAACTGACAGCTTGTGCAACCAATCAAAATTAGTGATAATAAAAATATAGCTGATATTATTTTCATCGCTTACCCCATAAAAATCAAAATGTAATTCAAGCACCCGCCAACAATCCAGAAGCTTAAATCTCTTATTGAGTCCATCCATGATTTTGGTATTTCTAAAGCTTTAAAATATTCCCGATACTGATAAACTTCCATAAGCAATCCAGAAATAAAACCGCACAAAACCGGCAAATATATTATCGGAAAAAAACGATAAATGAAAAATGAAATCCAAAAACCATAGAACATGTGCGTGTGCTGGTATGCGAGTTCTTTCACGTTCCAGAATGCTTTCTCATCAGTTGTTATTCCGAATGGCATTTTGTACCCCCTCTAATGTTATCATTTTACGCTCTGAAAATTCTTCTCTTTTCCCTTTGTTGAATGCTATAACGGGATTGTAATATCCCGATACACGGGAATATGTCAGTACCGGTACTTTAATTTCTGTCATCTCAAATTATCTCCATCATGCAACATCGAAATTAAATAAAATATAAACAGCAGGCATAAGCAGGTTATAAACGCTGTTATAATATTATCTATTACCATTTTTATTTTCCTTTTCATTTTCTTTTGTCGGTATAAAACATTTTTTAATGTCATTTCCGTTTTTCATGTCCATGCAGTAAATATATTTTGAACAGAAAAAACAGCAATCTTTAGAAGCTGACATTTATTGCTCCGAAATAAAAACCTGCTACTGTTATTATTATTAGTGTTATGCAAATTATTATAATAATGTTTCTGACACGCTTGAATTTTGTTTTATTACCCAAGATTTCACCGACTGCTTTTATTTCTTCTTTTGCCATTTTAGTTCTCCTTAATGATTTTATTCCTTATTAAAACATCCGACAAGCCTAATGCTAATCTATCAATAAATTTTTCGTCATGCTCTTCATCGTATAATCCAAGTTCAAAACATACAGTGTGTATAACCTCATATAATAATGTTTGCAATTCTATTGAATCCTGTGATTTTCTTATCCTGATAATTTTGTTATTAAAATCGCAGTCGCCACATAAAAGCATGTCCGGAATATCAGAGTTTATGAAATAATCCTTTTCCATTATTACTTTCCAATTCACGGAAAATATGTTTAATGTTTTCGGTATCTTCATTTTTAATTCATATCAAGTAATTTTTCAAACTGCTTTTCTTTGATTTCTTTAAATGCCAAAACACCAACGCCACGATTCATTGTATCAAATAAAAATAGCGCGCCCATTTTCATCATACAGATAATAAAGTGGTTCTTCCGCTTGCCAGTTGGTGTTCTGCCGGTATATATTCTAAGCTGATAAACTCCATCCGGCTTTAAATTTACAGGATTTATTATTTCATTGTAATCTTCAATAAAATTCAGTTCAAAATTTTTAACACCTAACTTTTCGCATAATGACGGTTTGTCTGTGATGTATCCATTTTCTTTTATGTATCCTAATTCATATCCGATTTTAAAATATTCGTCGTAGTTTATGCAGATTTTATCCGTAATGAATAACCCCATCCAGAAAGATACTGAGTTACAATGTGACAACGCATATTTCTTAGCCTGTTTTTCGGTGCAATCGAGCACAAGCATAATGTCCTTCCATAAAAGTGAGTCATCACTCATCTGGTTATATTGTCTTGCTATGCTTTGCAATATTTCAAATTTATACATATTCAACAGCATCTCCTAAACAGGTTTTTAAAACTTCACACTCTTCACATTGTAAGCATCTGTCTGAAATATAATTGACTGAATATTTACCCATTGCCACAAACGCTTCGCCTTTGCAATTTTCTAAACAAGTACCACATCCGATGCAATTGTCAGGATTGAATTTTATGTTCATCTTTTCTTGTCCGCTTTCTCTTCTATTTTATCAAAGATTCTGATATGCTCGTCTCTGTTTTTTGCAAATTGGCAATCGTTGTCTGACACATGGCGCTTGAATATATAAACAACAAGCCCGCCGCCAAATAACAACAGAGAGCCGACAATACCAAGCAACAGGCTGATAAATTTAAATATAATTTCATTTTGCGGCATCGCATTATTTTCTCCCTTCCTCAAAAATTGTTATACTTTTGACTCTGCAAAGCCTACATTGTCATAATGCATTATAACACCTAAGTTTTTCTTTTCCAAATATTCCGCATAATTGCCTTGTATAATTTTTGTTTCTCCTTTTTTGCCTCTTGCTGGAAATGGCGACATTACATCACGCAGAAAATATACTGCTATTTTATCTGTTTTACTGAGTCGCCTCTCACCTTTGCCATCTATGTCAATACGCCTTCCGTGTCCTTTGCCTGTTTGTGCCTCACAGACTATGAGGTCATCAATCCAGTTTATTTCGAGCGGATTTTCGTCGCGTCTTGTCAATTGTCCAGTGTAATAATGGTCTCCACCTTCATTTGCCCACCAGCGGGCGGCGTTCTTGTGTTTAGTGTGCAGCATAAAACATTCGGTCTGAAAGGTGTTACATTCTTTCCATTTTTTTGGGTATATGGTTCTATTCCATCTTATGACACGGCATACATTTATTTTGTCCTCTTCGCATTGTGAAACAAATTTTTCTATTGCACGGGGTTCTGTATACATGTCATCGTCATCGAGAAAACAATAATATCCGGGTTCTTCTGGTATTGAGTCAAGCAATCTGTTGTTGTACAGGTTGTAAGGTGCTTTGCCTTCAAGCGGAGAAAACCTGTTGCCTTTTACGATTATATCACCCTCAATATATGTATCTCGTGGGTCATCGGTGTGGACTATTGTGATAATGTTTTTATATGTCTGTGATTTAACAGATTCCATCATGGTTTTAAAATATTTTGGACGGCCTGAAGTACGGATTAAAATATATACAGGAGGTACTTCTGATTTTTCAGGCTCTATAAGTTTTAATTCTGTAATTTCAGGATTGATTTTTATTTCTCCGTTTTCTCTTTTTTTTGTCATCTTCTCCCAAGACTCACGCCGATAATTACTCCCGTGTTTTGTTTCTTCTTTGTGTGTCAGGTTTTCGCCGTGAATACGTCTGTAATATAAAGCATCTTTTATTTTGTATATATCATACCCTGCCATTTCTGCACGTTTAATGAAATCAGTATCCGCCGCACATCTATAGGGTGCAAATCCTCCAAGTGATTTTAAAACTTTATGTGTAAAAACCATTGCGCCGCCCGATTGTAATATTGCTTTTGATTTCAGCGGCATCAAATTTTTATCACACTGTATTTTTGCAGGCATTACTATTTCATTGCCCTGCTCTATTTTTTTTAAACACTCAGAAATAAAAGCGGGGTGCATTACGTCATCTGCATCAAAATAACAATAAGCGTCTGCATCTTCTATTGACATCAAACTATTGCGCATAATATAAGCGCCGACATTTTTATCCGAGTAAAAATATTTTATTCCGGTTAGTGCCTCTGCTGTTTTTTTGCATCCGTCAACGCCGATTCTAATGTCATAAATCCACCCGTCTTTTTTTTCCTGTTTTAATACAGAGTTATAACAGGTGTATATATATTCATCTGCGTTAAAGGCGGGGATTATAACAGCAAGTTTTTTCAATCAAATCTCCATGTCATAATTATTCTGTGATTTATAATTTTTACACTTTCCGGATTTATATTACAAGTCCATTCTAATATTTTTTTATCATCGATTCCCTTGTGTTGTTTGTCCCCCCATGTCCATTTGTACGGAAAAGATAATATTGCATTTTTACTTATTCGCATTACCTCACGGAAAGCGTCTGACTGTTTTTCTAAATGCTCCCAGACCTGAAGAGCTATAAATGTGTCAAATTCTTTATCCTTAAATTTGTATGGTATATTATTTAAATCGTATTCCGGATAATCAAATAAAAAGCTATCTTTAAATAACGGCATACCGCTTGCACCGGCTTCAATAATTTTTTGACCGCCGATTTTTACAGCCTGAGCGATTACATAATCCATATATTGCCAGCGATATTTATATCCCTCTTCCCAGTAATTTGATTTTCCAGATAATGCATATTTTTCAAGCTCTAAAAATGTTAATGGTTGCATTTATTGTACACCTGATTTCCGACCGTCCAGATGTGTCACTGTCGCCGGATAATTTTCAGGGCCATACAAACAGGAAAAATATTTTTTCCTTGCGTTCAGTTCCTCTTCAATTCCTTTTGAACCTTGTTTTAATTTTATATCGTCTATTATTTCTGTTATATATCTGTTGCGGTCGATTATGTGCGGATTATTTGACATGTTATTGCTTATACAGCATTTAAAGCCGTCGATTTCGGCGGGATTAAAAATTGTGTCCCACCCCGCACGGATATTTGCTCTTTTGTTAAATCTTAGATGATAAATGCTGTTTTTATACATTATTTTTATCAATTCTTGCAAACTGTGATTTATATTTCCGTTAAAAATCCAGTCGCCTTCAAGCTGAAAAAGATAATTAGCGGTTGAATTTTTTATTGATTTTAAATATCCGTCCGAAAGTGAATTTGTATGTATTACTTCGCAATTTTTAAAATATTCTTTTAAATTTTTAAAATATTCCGGAAATTTTGCAGTGTTAGGGTGTGAATCACAATATATTGTTGTCGGTATTTCTCCAAAAGTATCACAAAATGATTGATATGTCTGCCTGATTATATTTATATCGGGAGCGGTCTGAATAGAATTTGTAAAAATGTTTAAATTTATATCCATGCGGCCAATTATAGCATATGCTTAAATACTGTCAATGATTTTTTTATATGTAAATTAAAAAAAACCGCCCTTTGCAGGCGGTCAAAAAATAAAAAAAAAGAGGTTCCATGAAAGAGAGTTTTAATGGGTGTAGTTCATTGCTATATATAACCTATAATTTATCTGTTATTTTTTGTCAAGCATTATTTCAACAAGCTCATCTCTACGTCATTCCAAATCTGTTCTGTCCATGAACTTAAATTCAAATGCTCCGCTGCTGCACGTGCAAGAATCCATGTATCGAGCGGCTCATTGCGTTCATATATTTTTCTATAACTCCATTTGCCGGGCTCTGTTTCGGCATAGACTTCAGACAGGAAGCCCCTGAAAAACTCTTCACCGAGCTGTTTTGTGAAGTGCATCTCCCCGGGTGCGCCCGCGGGCAAATCGACCTTAACAAATATCTCATCTTTTAATTCGTTGACTGCATGATCGTATCGCACCTTGAGCGGTGACTGTCTTTTTACACGTTCCTCCTTTAAAATTGTATCTCTTAATTTTGCGTTCCCCCTACAAGCTATTGTTCGAGGTGTGCGTGCTACCATTTCATAGACTGTATGTTCGTAAGTAATATCTGTTCCGTCTATTTTTTCGCTGTCCGGGTTATAGCCTGAATCTATCGCTACACGGCTTATTATTACTTCTACCGTTTCACGTTTTTTTAGCTTATATTTTTTTGTTGCTATAAAATTGTGCCAGTCCTGCCAACAGCGGTCATTCTTGTCTTTTGTTCCGTTTATTGCGTGGAATTTTCCCTCGTCTATTACCCATGACTGCATATCTCTGCCCCATGCAACACAGGTATATTGTAAATACATTTTCTGTACATCTGTCCCCATTGTTACGATTAGAGCGCCTTCCGGCAATATTCCGAGCGGGTAATCTTCAGCTTTGTTATATAAATCTAAATAACTTCTTTTTTCTGTGCGGGCCTCCCATGCTTCACCTAAAATGTTTATTATAAACGACTTAAAAGAAGTTATTTTTTGGCCGAAATCAGTTTCGCAAAAATTCTGCATAACTTTTACCCATGAGAAAAAAGCAATAGGTGACATTAGGTTGCTTATGTGATAACTTCTGTATGCCGGATTTATCGGTCGTGCTGTCGGTATCCACTTCCCGCCGTTCAACATGTCCTGTTTCTGATATTCATATATTTCTTTTTTGCAAAATTTACAAATATATCGCACACTTTCAGGTATTATCTGTGTAATGTTATCCTTTACTTCTGAGCGTCCGAAAAGTCCATAATCACGCCCACCGTACATCATCGTTAAAACCTGCAATTCACCGCATATCGGGCATTGACAGTTATAGTATCTCTGATCACCCGCGAGAAAATTTTTATATATGCGTCCCTGCGTTGTCGTGGGCGTTGATAGTTTAAATATTTTTAAATTCCTTGCTGTAATACCACGCATTGAAAACAGGTGTTCTGGGTCTCCCTGATTCGCTAATTCATACGGCGCTTCGTCGAGTTCATCCATGATTATTAAATCCCAAGAAAAAGACTTTGCATCTGCAATACTATTCCAGCTTGTAAGCATCATTCTATAGCCGCCTGAAAATTCTTTCCAGTATGTATTGTCGGCGGTTTTTCTTTTCATCCTATTTGATATTGGTTTTACTTTGTCGGCAAGTCCGGAGTTGTCTATTAAAACATCAATGGCTGCGGATGACCTTTGTTTCGCCATTGATAAAGATGATATTATATAAAGTATATTGTGTAAGCCGTGTTCTATAGCCCATCCTATAACGTGTTCAATTGTTGTTGTTGCCAAACTTTGAGTTGATTTCATTATACTCGTTTGAATTATTCCCGAGTCAGGATGGGCGCAATCGCAAATTTCCACCATGTGGGGAGCTATAGAATGGTCTATCTTTCCAGGCCGAGCGGTTACCCCTTGCGGAAGATAACGGCATCTTGCCGCCCATTCGGAGGGTAATTCTAAATGTGAATCAAGTTTCCATCTATCAATATAATTTATAAGACGTTCACGGGCGATTGAATCTATATCTTTATCAATTATCATTTCTCAATATTCTCCATATCATATCCTTCTTCTTTTATGGATTTTTTTAATTTATCCACCGCTTCGCGGGTAATACTTTCCTGCTCTCTAATTAAAAACTTAACAGCATCTTCTCTCTTTCCTCCGAGATATAATGCTTCAAGTTCAGGGCTTATTTCCT